CCTGCGGCTGATATGGCGCAACTCATCCACGAAGCGGCAGTCCACAATATCCAAGACATTGTGCTGGCTGTTCTATTTGGGGGACAAAACTTTGAAGTGTTTAAGTTCACCATTGAAGAAGCACAGAAAGAGCAGCTCATCAAGGATATGGCGAAGTTCTGGGGACACGTTGCGTCTAAGCAGTTGCCTGAACCTGAGACTACCGAGCAAGCGAAGCTAATCTATTCTGTATCCGCACCCACAAGCATTACCGCACCTCAGTCCCTAGAGCAGATGGTGCAAGCCTTGCAATACACCAAGAATGAACTAAAGAAGTGGGAGAAGGAAGAGGAGAAGATTCAGGTGGAAATACAGAAATTTATGGGGGTCAATAGCGAATTGGTAACCATAGACGGCAGAGTCCTAGCCACTTGGAAATCATCCAAGGGCAGCATGAAGTTTGACTCTAAGTTGTTTGAGCAGTCTATGCCAGATGTCTACAAGTCCTATGTTCGGGAAGTAGCCGGTAGCCGTAGATTTTTAGTGAAAGGGTAATCATGTTGCTATTCAAAACAAAACGATTAGAGCGCCTAGAGCAAGAAGTTGTCATGCTTGAAGACTTGTTTCGTAGCGCTCTCAAACGCATATCCAATCTAGAAGAGGCTCGGTGGGGCTTGAGGGTTGACGGTACTCCAAAGGCAAAGCCGGGAAGGAAAGCTAAAGATGAACGCATTTCCTAGTGGTCACGACCCTAAGACGGGTACTGCCGACAAGGGCATGAAGCTCAGAGATTACTTTGCAGCCAAGGCTTTGCAAGGGATGCTTGCAGAACCATCACTCAAAGCAACTCCACAAGAGTTTGCTGAGAGGGCTTACATGGTGGCAGATGCAATGTTGAAAGCGAGGGACTTGTGACCACTCAAGATGTCGCTATATATGTGATGGCTGCCACATCGGTTGCCGACCTATTCCTAACTATTTTGGAGAAACTAATATGACATTAAAAAAACATTTGAACTATTCAGAAAGAATAGCCTTAGCACTACCTCATTACATGAAGCCCACAAAAAAGGGTGAGATGGGAAAAATGTATTTTCCAGAAATTCAACATGACACTTGGTGCAAAGCATTGAAAAATGAAGATTGCAACTGCAAGCCAGATATTTTTATCGAAACAGATGATGGACGCTTAGAAGTTCTTATGGACGGTAGCGTCAGAAAGGTTGGAATATGAGCAATATTATCCCTGTCAGCGACATGACCGTAATGGCAGATTCGATTGTCAAAAGCGGCTTTTACGGCTTTAAGACTAAAGAGCAAGTCATGGCTGTAATGCTTGTAGCGCAAGCAGAAAACAAGCACCCCGCCTCTGTCGTGCAAGAGTACGACATCATCCAAGGCAAGCCAGCTCTGAAGTCTCAAGCTATCCTTGCCCGTTTCCAACTCTCTGGTGGCTCAGTCCAATGGGATGAGGTAACCAACAAGAAGGTCAAGGGGACGTTTAAGCACCCACAAGGCGGCACTCTTACCGTTGAATGGACTATCGAAATGGCAAGGCAAGCCGGTATCTATCGTGACGGGTCAGGATGGTCTAAGTACCCTGAAGATATGCTCAGAGCTAGGGTTATCTCTAGGGCTGTGCGTTCTATCTATCCCGCTTGTATCTTGGGACACTACGCCACAGAAGAGGTTATGGACTTTGATAGTCCTGCGCCTAAACACATGGGCGTTGTAGAAGACGTTAAACAGCCCTTAGAGGTCATAGAAGCCTCTACTGGTGACTACCCCATCATTAAGCCTGACGGTGAGATATACGCCCTTTACGGCAATCCAGAGGAATGGATAGAAGCCTATGCTGGTTTGGCAGCTAGAGTCATGCAGTCTAAAACAATAACTGATGAACAGCGCACCGAGAAGATTGCTGCCCTAGCACAGGCTAATCACGATATAACTGAGAAGTTCTCTAGCTTTGAGCGAATCAAGATTAGAGGTGAGTTAGCCAAGGTGGGAGTAAACCTAAACCCAAAGTCACCAGCGTCCCAGTTCGTAGCCGACATGGAACACAACGAGAAAATATTTTGAAGCACCTTCAGAATATTGGCTCACTAACTCCAATGGACGCATTAAATAACTATGGCTCATTCAGGCTTGCAGCCCATATCGAATATCTTAGGAAGCAAGGACATCCAATCCTTACAACTATGGTTAAAGAGGGTGGGCGCGAGTATGCCCGATATATCTACCGTTGAAAGGAAAATCATGGAAAACCAAAAGAAACCCCCGTTTGTCCCGCAAGAGATGAAAGGACGAATGACAAAGAACACCTACAAAAAACAGGGTTCTTCCGAGCCAGACTGGAAAGGCACATTCATGTACAAGGGTGAAACCATCACCTTTGGCGCATGGGAGAACGATGCTGGCTACGGTGTTTACTACAACATCAAGCTCAACGACCCTAACTGGAACAAACAACAGCAGCAGTACCCTAAAGAAGTACAGGCAAAGTCTTATCCAAAAGATAGTGACGTGCCATTTTGACGGCTAGCTTCTCTCTCCCATTTCCCCCTAGCGTTAACACCTATTACCGCAACTTTCGCGGTCACATGGTGATGAGCGCCAAGGGAAGGGAGTTTAGAGAAGCTGTCCAAGTATTTGTAATTGAGAACAACATTCCTAAGTTTGGGGACAAAAAATTGAAACTAACACTAATTCTGCGTCCTAGAGACAAAAGAAAAATAGACATTGACAACCGTATCAAAGCGGTACTTGATGCACTAGAACACGCCGGAGTGTTTGACAACGACTTTCAGGTTGACCACATTGAGATGATTCGAGGAGAGCAAATCAAAGGCGGTCTGCTCCATGTAGTCATAGAAGAAATAATCCCCCGGCATCCTGAAGCCGAGTCCCTAGAGGACAGTTAGGAACGTGACGGGGCAGCGTTTCAGGTAGCCCCACTAATTAAACAACAAAGGAAATCATGGAAACAATCCCAATCCCAGAAGCAGGAATCGTAGAAGTGCAAGAGAAGAAGAACCATATCTTTATTGCAACGCCTATGTATGGCGGTCAATGCTATGGCTTCTATGTCCAGTCAGTCATGCAATTACAGAAGATGGCATCTGGTCAAAACATAGATGTCAGCTTCTCATTCATGTTCAATGAGTCTTTGATAACCAGAGCGCGTAACGCTATGGCGCACAACTTCCTCAAGATGGAAGCAGCCACTCACCTACTCTTCATTGACTCAGATATTAAGTTCCAACCAGAGCATATCTTCCCAATGATTGAGGCTGACAAGGAAATCATTTGTGGCATCTATCCCAAGAAGGAAGTTAACTGGACTAGCGTCAAACAGGCTATGGACAACAACGTAGATACAGACAAGCTCAAGTTTTACACGGGCGCGTTTGTGGTCAACCTTGTGGACTACTCAGGCTCGGTGACCGTGCCAATAAATCAACCCGTAGAGATATGGAATGGCGGTACAGGGTTTATGCTTATCAAGCGTGAAGTGTTTGAGAAGCTGAAAGACAAAGTGCCGACCTATACAAACAATGTGGTTGACCTTGCTAACACTCTTAAAGATGACATGATTAGCGAGTATTTCACGACAAGCATAGAGCGACCTACCAACATCCTTTTGTCTGAGGACTATCACTTCTGTAAGCTGGCGCGTGAACACGGCATCAAAGTCTGGGCAGCGCCTTGGGTTCAACTAGCTCACATTGGCACATACGCCTTTGAGGGTCAACTCATTCCAGCACCATGAACTTCACTCAAGACTGGTTTAGCCACAACATCCCGAACTTTGAGTTCTGCATGAGCGCTTTGGAGACAAAGCAAGACTTCCTAGAGATAGGCTGCTTTGAGGGCAGAGCAAGCGTGTGGATGCTTCAAAACGGGTTAGACCCTGACGGCAAGCTCACTTGCATAGACACATTCCAAGGTAGCGAGGAACACGCTGCTATGGGGTTAGACCTCAATGAACTGTGGGAAAACTTTAAGAAGAATGTAGATGAGGGAAAGGTAGCCGACCAACTGGTTGAGGCTATTAGAGGTACATCCTATGAGGGCTTGGCAAAGGTTATCTGCCTTGGGGAGAAGTATGACTTCATCTATGTTGATGGCAGCCATACCGCACCCGATGTAATGACTGACGCTTGCATGGCATTTGGACTGCTCAAACAGGGCGGGATTATGCTGTTTGATGATTACCTATGGAATCATGTGCCGGGCATCTTGCACCGCCCTAAACTAGCTGTTGACTTGTTTGTAACCTTGTTTAGCGAGAAAGCAGAATTGCTAATGCTTGGTTACCAACTAGCGGTTAGAAAGATTTAACGGCAACCCCACCGCTTCCTCGCTGCTTTGCCTCTCTCGCCTTTCCAGTTCTTAGAACGGGCGCAGAAAGACTTGTGGCGAGGTCCTGATTTAGTTGGTGCTTTGAGCTTACTGCCGGTAGCTTTGTTGTACTTAGCCCGACCCTTGGCAGTCAAGCCACCACCGGCTTTGACAGACAGTTTCTCGCCTCTGCCGACAGAGAGATTAGTGCTTTTAGGCATTAGCGTTTGGACTTTCTTTTAGCAGTCTTTGCAGAACGCACAAATGCTTCAGCAGTAGGGTAGCCCTTTTGACCGGGCTTCTTAGCAGGAAGTCCCGCTTTCCTACGCTTGTTGATGTTGTAGTACAAACCTTTTTTAGCTGGCATGGTATTGCTCCTCTGTTAATATCCCCGTCTTGTATTTTCCTTCAGGCTTGTAGATTGTCAATCCTTGCTGGCGCATCTCAGGCGCAAAGGATATGTGCATCCACCGACCGTATTCGTGAATCATTTGGTCAAACTTAATACCAGCGCCTATAACAAGCTGACATAGCGCGTAAGGAGTGTGAGCAGTAGAAGAGCAGTCAATAGCCCAACCATCCATGTGGCTGGATACCTTAGAACCGCCAACAGCCACGTTGACATCAG